GGAATGGCGGGCGGCACTGGGCTTCACTGCGGTCGGCGAGGCTCTGGCGACCGCGGCAAGCGCCGCTGCAGTGCGCACGCTGCTCGGCCTGGACAACGAGCTGGCACAGACGGGCGACATCGTGCAGAAGGCGCGTCTTTCGTCCCCCGCGGGCTGGGTGAAGGCCAACGGCACCACGATCGGCAATGCGGCTTCGGGCGCAACCGGGCGCGCGAACGCCGACACCGAGGCGCTCTTCACGCTGCTTTGGAACGAGTTCCCGCAGGCGACGTTGGCCATCCAGACCAGCACAGGCGCGCCTAGCACGCGCGGCGCTTCGGCGGCGGTGGACTTCGCCGCAAACAAGCGGCTTCCTGTCTTCGACCTCCGGGGTGAGTTCCTGCGAGGCCTGGACGAGGGGCGCGGGGTGGACGCTGGCCGCGGGAACGGCGTGCCACAGGCTGGTCAGATGCCGTCGCACACGCACAACGTGCCTACGACGCTCAACAGCTCTTTGGGCGCGAACGGTTTCGCGGCATCCGCCAGCCAGCCGGCGGACTTCGCCGGGTTCGCCAGCGGGTCCGCAGGCGGAACGAGCAACGCCAGCGAGAACCGACCGCGCAACGTCGCCTTCCCGTACTTCATCAAGCTCTGAGGTCGCGAGCTATGGCCACCCTGCCCACCGCCCAGACCTACTCATCGATGCTGGAGAAGCTGCGCACGCGCTGCGGCCTGCATCCCACCATCGGCAGCGCCAGCGCGCTGGCAGACATCCTCACGAGTGCCAACGACTACGTGTTCGCGCAACTCGACGAAGGCCTTCCCATCACCTCCACGCTGATGCTGGCGGCCGACATTCCCGAATACCCCTGGATCTCCGACGAAGGGGAAACGATTGCCCGGGGCAGCGTGCAGTCGGTCTGGGTCGAGCAGGGCGACACAGAGCGGGTGCCGTTGCCCCAGGGCATCCACCATGCGATGCGCGCCGATCAGTCCCTGCGCGCGATCCCCGAGCGGTACGACAGCCGCTACATCGACGGCGAGTGGTCCCTGGAGGTCTGGCCGATCCCGGACCAGCCCTACCGGCTGTTCATCGACCACAACCGCGTGCTGACTCGCTTCGAGCAGCCGACCGACAAGCCCAGCGCGCCCGCGCGCCTGGTGCTGGAGTACGCCGTTGCCATGAGCAAGGCGCACTATGGCAAGGCAGATGCCGAGGTGGTCGGTCAGTCGTTCCGGACCATGCTCTACAAGGAGAAGGTCAAGCAGAAGGAGAACCGGCGCTTCATCCCGCCCTCGGCTGCATGCCCGTCGCGCCCGCGCGTGGTGGCCACGGCCAACGGCTTCCGTCAGGTGGGCTGATGCCGAGCGTCACCTTCGATCGCTTCGACGGCGGCCTGCTGCTCGCGCGCCCGTCGAGCGTGGCGCCTGCCAACAGCCTGCGCAAGCTGATCAACATGGACGTGCAGCCCGGCGGCTGGCTGCGCAGTCGCGCCAAGTGGCGCCGCACGGTGGGAGGCTTCGAGCTCGGCCCGCAATGGAAGGGCCTGGAGTCCAACGCCGGCTACCTGTGGACCTTCTCGTGCTGGAACGTGGCCAGCACCGGCAAGATCAGCGATGTGGTCGACCTCGACACGGGCGACCGCATCGTCTACGCTTTCATTTCCACCGGCGTCGGCGGCAACTTCGCCGAGGCCTCGCGCACCCGATTGGTGGGTTTGACCCGCTGGAACAACGGCTTTCTCGTGGTGCTCACGCCAGACGAGGGAGCCACCTACCGGCGCTCCCTTTTTTCGGTCAACACGATCACGCATACCGCAACCGGCGTAGCAGTCGCGGATGTGAACATGCCCAACACCGGTGTGATGACCACGGCGGGCGGGCGCATCTTCGCGGCCTCCGACGATGGCCAGACGGTGCGCTTCTGCAAGGTGGGCGATCCCATCGACTGGACCGCCGCGGGCAACGCAGGCTTTCTGCCGGTGTCACAGCACTTCGGCAGCGGCCAGCGCGTTTATGGCCTGGGCCAGTACCAGGGCAAGCTCGCGGTGTTCACCGACCAGTCGATCCAGCTTTGGGTGATCGACCCTGACCCCACGGCCATGACCCTGGAGCGCGTTGTCGATGGCGTGGGCACGCGGCACCATGGCTCGATCGTCTCGCTGTATGGCGACCTGCTGTTCCTGTCCGAGACGGGCGTTCGATCGCTCACCACGCTGGCCAACGCGCTGTTCCCCACCGACGTGGACGTGGGCCTGCCGATCAAGCCCTTCACGAAGTCGCCGGAGCAGCTGGTGCGCTTCATCAACGGTGGGCAGGCCCCGGCCGTGACCGGCATCGCCGCGGGCCCGTTCTCGCAGTACTGGCTCAGCGCGCCCGGCCGCTGGGCGGAGGGCTGAGATGTTCAGCGCCTTCGGTTTCAGCAGCCGACCGTTCTCTTCGGGTCCGATCCCGGAGCGCGGCATCGCGGTCTACGCGCGGCTGGGCGAGTTCGGTTGGGCGGCCTGGACGTACAGCCGCCAGGCCAAGCTGAACGCCTGGGCATGGCACGGGCTGGGCGACTCGGGCACCTCGAACATCAACGCCTGGGCCCAGCTCGGCAACAGCATGTACCTGCGCCGCGAGAACAGTCTGGCTCTGTACTCGATGCGCCCCGACGTCTTCTTCGCCGACGACGAGGACAACGACGAGAGCACGTCCGTGGTGGCCGAGACGCAGTGGCTCGACTTTAAGGCTCCAGGCAACCTCAAGGCGCTCACCGGTATGGACTTCGACGGCATGAACGTGGTGTCGGTCGAGATCTACGTGTCGGTGAACGGCGGTCGCGATGGCGCGCTCGCCGACACGGTGGCCGTGGGCAGCGCGAGCGCGGGCTGGACCTACAGCGGGGAGGTGCTGACTGTGCAGGCAAGCGGAACCGAGTTCAAGCTGCGCTTCGTGGGCGACCCCAAGCGCGAAGTGCAGATCAACCGGCTCACGCTCTACTGGGACGACCTGGGCGTCGCCTGACCATGCGGGACGTCCTGTTCCTCAACACGCCGGAGCTGATCGCCCAGCACTGGCCCGCGGCGCGTGCGCTGCTCGAGCCGGTGGTCTCGCACGCGGCTCGTGGCGAGTTCACAGCCGACGACCTGCAGGAGATGGTTACTACTGGCCGAGCGCACGCCGCCGTGATCTTCCACGGTGGACGTGCGCACCTGGCCATGGTCTTCGAATTCCGGCTGTACCCCCGCAAGCAGGTGCTCAATGTGATGGCCCTGGGCGGGGCAGACCTTGCCGGCGCAGCGGTGTCTTTCTGGCCGCGGTTCCTGGCCTGGGCCAAAGAATCCGGCGTCGATGAGATCGAGGCCTGCACGGCGCGGGCCATGACCCGGGTGCTGCGCAACCTGGGCTTCGCGCACACCTACGACATCGTGAGGCTCCCATGCTGATCCACCCCAAAACCGACCCCCGCCGCTTCGATCCCCGCCTGTACAAGGGCGGCGACGGCGGTGCCAGCGAAATGCGCGCCCAGGAAGAAGAGCGCCAGCGCCGCGTGCAGGCCGCGACCGACACGATCAATTCCTACTTCGGCCAGGGCGGGCTCAGCGCAGCGCCCACGCGCGCGCAGTTCGAGCGCACGACCTGGCAGCCCAACCTCGGTGGCCTGAACGTCGGTCAGGACAGGGGGTCCGGTTTCGCGCTGAACCGATCCTTTGACGAAGCGGGCTACAACTCAGCGATGGCTGAATGGCGCGCTCGCGAGGAACGTGCTAGCAGCGCCGGCGCACAGCGCGAGGCCATGTACGCGGACATCTCGAACGCCACGCGAGACGTGGCCGTGCGTGACCTTGACCGACAGTTCACCCAGGCTAGCAATCAGAACCTGTTCGGGCTGGCGCGCGCAGGGCTGCTCGGCGGCTCCGTGGATGCCGAGTCCGGTGCGGATCTGGCGACGCGGTATGGCGAGGGCCAAATCCGCGCCACGGCGGCCGGGCAGGGGGCTGCTGCTGACCTGCGCTCGGTGGACGAGAAGACGCGGCAGAACCTGATCTCGCTGGCTCAGTCCGGCCTCGACACTGGCACCGCGGCCGCGATGGCATCCGGCCAGATGGCGGCGGCCACCGACGCAGCGCGCAGCTCGGCCAACGCGGCATCGGTGGGTCGGCTGTTCGACGACATGGGACAGGCCTACCTGCAAAACCAGGTGCTC